CCCTGTAATGGGTCGCATAAGTAGGAAGTTAACCTCACCTCACTTAAGTGGCAACACACGTGGTTCCCGCGTGTGCGAGAGCACTTATCCTTAATAAATTAAGAATAAACTTATGAAAAATAACAAATTTAATCTACGGTGGCTAACCAGTGTTAACCGGTTAGTTCCGATGATCAATCTATTACATCATAAACCACGAGACTGTAACCTATACAGTTTCGTATCTGAGGTGGAATCCATGATTGTTAATCATGGTGAGAAATACACGATCGAAAAGCTTAAAGCTTGCCGATTAGTACTTCAACAGTATTGTCTTAGACAAACTGTCACACCTGTTCCTTTCTGCAAAGCAGATAAGGATAGTTTTCCGAAGCCCATAAGGTTTCTAAAACCAGATATAAATGATGTCTATAGTATGAGGTACTCATTATCCTTTATGAGGATAATTGATACATTCAGGTGCAAACCTGAGTATATCGTGAGTACGATTACTAATGAGTCTTCTGCACGTACTAAGTACGTTCAGGAGATCACAAAGTTCATACAGACCTGGCCTGGCATAAAACTTTTGCCAGAGCTAGGTCGTGGAAGACCTGTAATGAGTAACCGAGCAGGCCCAAATGGCCCTGCAACGTATACTGCACTCGAAGATCTAGCTGCTTTGCAGCAGGATCCAGAGCTTTACAGCTCTGTTAAGAAGTTACTGAGTATTTCTACTCCTTACTTCTTTCCAGAGTCCTATGAGACCAGTCACTTTAAAGATAAGAAACACTCAAAATTAGTGTTATTATCTGATATAGCTTGCAAAACGCGAGTTATAGCGATTGCTGACTGGTGGTCTAATACAGCCTTATCATGTTTGCATGATGCATTCATGAAAGGCTTAGACCGTCTCAAAGGAGATGTTACCTATAGACAGGACGAAATACCTAAACTTATTAAAGGTTTAGGAAATCGCCTGTATAGTTCAGACATGACAGCTTTCACTGACCGGTTCCCAATTGAATTGGAAACAGAAGTCGTGAAGGCTGCTTACGGTTGCGAAATAAGTGAATTATGGAAACAAGTTATTTCCGAAAGGACCTTCTATCACCCTAAAGGTGATGTGAAGTACCAATGCGGAAACCCCATGGGGCTTTTAAGCTCCTGGGCTGTATCAACTTTCACACATCATGCTGTTAAAGCATATTGTGCCTCTAAACAGAGGAGAAGCAAGTATAAATACTTAATTCTTGGAGATGATACCCTAGATACCAATAAAGCGGTATACGATCAGTATATCCGTACTATTAAAGGTCTAGGTGTTCCCATATCCCTCTCGAAGTGTACCCAAAGTAAATCCGGCTATGCCGAGTTTGCTAAAAGGCTCTTCTCTCCCGAAGGAGAAATAACTGGTTTACCAGTCAATCTCTTAACGGAAATCTACAACAAACCTGAACAAGTTTTAGAACTTGTCAGAATTTGTAGAGAGAGAGGGTATGAAGATTACTTCCTACGCCCGTCTGTCCAGTTACTACTAAATCGCCATTCTAAAGGCGGTTTAATAGCTGACATGTTGTCACTGCCGGCTGAGGTCGCCAAGGCGCCTCCATTACTGGAGGTTAACCCTGATCGTACCGTCTCAGTTTTCACTGAGATGCCGACAGAGATCCAAGACAAGATGTATCGCTTAGCAAGCGATCACATCTTTTGGAAAACAACACAAGAACTTAATAAATTCTTGCCTGGACAGGAAGTCATAAGAGCAACTATACCGAGGAACCATCCCCTAGTGTTTGGTATAAGCCAATCACTGGACATGCTCCTACCTGAAGAGGCTATAAGCCCCGACGGTAGTGAGAATGAGTTCTTCATTTATGAACAGTGGACCCAAGGAAACTATCGACAGTTGGTTAACATACCAACTATTGATACATACCGATATTACAATAAGGGCCATAAGGCCACAAAATGTAAATTCGATGTGTTGAAATCCCTCTTTAAATTATTGAGAGGAGATACAAGTATCGCTTTAAATAAACAAATCATCTATAAAGATGAAGAGTTGTTTAACATGGGTTTTGATCATTTACAAAAGTCCTTTGAATTACATCAAAGTAACTTTCGTGCCACTTAAATGGCGGAACAAACCAAGTCAGATTTGCGGGGTTCAATTCCCCACTGACTGTTCACTGGTACACATATAGCTACCCGGAGTATGCGGCTATGGAGG